ATTAAAGTAAAAACACCTGATGGATTTAAAGATTTTTCAGGAATACAAAAAGTTTATAAACCTTTTTACCATTGGATAATATTTGATGACGGATCAGAAATAAAATGCTCCGATAATCATTCTTTCGGAAAAGAAAAAATTAAGGCATCAACAATTAAAGTTGATGATATTTTACAAGAAAAGAAAGTATTATATAATGAAATAGTAGAAGAAGGAATTTATCTTTATGATTTACTTGATGTTGGCGAAGACAATCTTTACTATTCGAACAATATAGTTTCACATAATTGTGAGTTCTTGGGTTCTGTTAATACGCTCATCAATCCAGCAAAACTCAAAACTTTAGTATATGAAGACCCGATACAAAGAAATGCCGGATTAGATATCTATGAGAGGCCAATTCCGGAGCACAATTATCTAATCACGGTTGATGTTGCTCGTGGTCTTGGTAATGATTATTCCGCATTTATTGTCTTTGATATCACAGAGTTTCCTTATAAGGTAGTTGCAAAATATAGGAATAATGAAATCAAACCAATGTTATTTCCGAACATTATATTTGATGTAGCAAAAGGGTATAATTATTCTTGGTTATTGATAGAGGTTAATGATATTGGAGATCAGGTTGCTAGTATTCTTCAATATGATTTGGAATATGAAAATATTTTAATGGCAACTATGAGGGGTAGAAATGGACAGATAGTTGGAACAGGGTTCTCTGGCAAAAAAACTCAACTTGGAGTTCGCACAACTTCGGCAGTCAAAAAATTGGGTTGTTCAAATCTCAAAACTCTTGTAGAAGATGATAAATTACTTGCATCAGATTATGAAATTATATCAGAACTAACTACATTTTCTCAGAAAGGAAACTCTTTCGAAGCAGAAGAAGGATGTAATGATGACTTAGCAATGTGTCTTGTAATATTTTCTTGGTTAGTAGCACAAGAATATTTTAAAGAGATGACTGAGAATGATGTAAGAAAGAGAATATATGAAGAGCAAAAAAATCAGATTGATCAAGATATGGCCCCATTCGGATTTATTTCTGATGGATTAGATAATGGAGAAAGTTTTGTAGATAATTCTGGAGATAGATGGTATGCAGATGAATATGGCGACCGTTCATATATGTGGGATTATAGGTAATGTCCTTTGATGATGAGATTGAAGTAGAGCATCTATTATTTTTTGATCGTAAATGTAGAGTATGTAATAAAGTAAAAAATTTAATTGATGACTACTACCTCACAAGAAAAGATAGAAAAACATTAGCATCATCATATTCATATGAATGTAAGGAATGTACGGTTAAGAGAGTAAGAAGAGGCAGAAAGAGCACTTTGTTATGGGAATATCCTGATTGGTAGGTATTCACACATCGTTTCCCCATTAGAAATACCCCTTTTCCTAAATATTTTTAGGTAAATTGGATGCGAGGAAAAAACAAGATGCCACTAAATTTAGCATCTCCTGGTATTGTAGTAAGAGAAGTAGACTTAACTGTCGGTAGGGTTGATCCAACCTCCGGTGGCATCGGTGCGATTGTAGCACCTTTTGCACAAGGTCCTGTCGATCTTCCTACAGTAATCGGAAGCGAGAAAGACTTATTAGATGTCTTCGGAAAACCATACGGTACAGATAAGCACTATGAGCACTGGTTAGTTGCTTCTTCTTATCTGGCATATGGTGGAGCACTCAGTGTTGTAAGAGCAGATGATACTGGTCTTCAGAACGGGTTTGTTGGTACTGCCGCAAGCATCAAAATAAAAAGTCTTGAGCACTACGAAGAACTAGGATATGATGAAAATCCTATTACTAATGTAGTTGTTGCCGCCAGAAATCCCGGTTCTTGGGCAAATGGTTTAAGAGTTGGTATTATTGATTCCAAGGCAGATCAAATTCTTACACTTTCTGCAGCACCTGCAGGATTTGCTGTTGGAATGGGAGTTACTCAAGCAATTTCTTCAACACTTCCAGGAGCAGGAACTACTTCAGTTCTTGATGGATATTTAAAAGGTATCGTCACTCAGGTTGCTGGTGTAGATGCTTACGTAAAAGTTCTTGAGCATGTCTCTGCAGCAGGAACTGTAACTGAAGTTGATTACCAACCATCCGGTGTTTATGCATTCTCTGGAAGTGGAAGTATAGCAATTCACACTAGTGGACAAGCAGCATCATACGCGACTACTTCTGTTACTGCACAGGCAGATTGGTTCGATCAACAATCACTTACTTTAACTTCTTCATCGACTGTTAAGTGGAATCAACTTGCAGATCGTCCAGGAACTTCCGAGTATGCAGCAGCAAGAGGTTCTAGATTTGATGAAGTTCATGTTGTTGTAGTTGATGGTGATGGAGATATCACTGGAAACTCTGGAACAGTTCTTGAGAAGCATCTATCACTATCAAAAGCAAAAGATGCTGAATTTTCTCTTGGTTCTCCTTCATATTGGAGGAAATTCATTGCAAATGGTTCACCAAACCTTTTTGCGGGATCACAACCAGCAGGTATTGTGACTACTGGATTCGTTAGTGGTGGAACTGGATTTGATCCTGAAACTGATGTATCTTGGAATCAAAATGCAGAAGGTATTACTTTTGGAGCAATTGGTAATTCTAACAACACATTAGGTGGTGGTTGGAATTATGATGGAGCAGGTAATATAGAAAATGATGGTGCATTAAGTGCAGGTCTAAGTGGATTGGTTACTGGTTACAGATTATTTGAGAATACTGAAAAGTATAATGTAGATTTCATTCTTATGGGATCTGCCGGATATGCTAAAGAAGAGGCACAGGCACTTGCGAATAAGTGTATTGCAGTTGCCGAAGCAAGAAAGGATGCAGTTGCATTCATTTCACCATATAGAGGTGCTGCAATTACTGATACCAATGATGATAGGGCAGTAAACATCAATTCAGATGAGACGATTACTGATAATGTAATCAGTTTCTACTCACCCATTACATCATCAACTTATGGAATTTTTGATAGTGGTTATAAGTATATGTTTGATAGGTTTGCAAATACCTTCAGATATGTTCCACTAAATGGAGACATTGCTGGTCTTTGTGCCAGAAATGATGCAAACAACTTCCCCTGGTTCTCACCAGCAGGAACAAATCGTGGTGGAATTCTAAATGCAGTTAAACTTGCATATACTCCATCTAAAGCACAGAGAGATAGATTGTATTCGAATAGAGTCAATCCAGTAATCTTCTCACCTGGTTCCGGTATTGTTCTCTTTGGTGACAAGACTGGATTCGGTAAGTCATCGGCATTTGATCGTATTAACGTTCGTAGATTGTTCATCTATCTTGAAGATGCAATCTCTGCTGCTGCAAAAGATCAACTCTTTGAGTTTAATGATGAAATCACAAGAACTAACTTTGTGAATGTTGTCGAACCATTCCTTCGTGATGTTCAGGCAAAGAGGGGAATCTTTGACTTTGTAGTTGTTTGTGATGAGACAAATAACACTGCTGCCGTTATAGATAACAACGAGTTTGTAGCAGACATCTTTATCAAACCCGCAAGATCAATCAACTTCATCGGTCTTACGTTTGTTGCCACCAGAACTGGTGTTTCATTTGATGAAGTAATCGGTAACGTTTAATCTAGAGGTTTAAGAAACAATGACTCGTCAACAAGTAAATACTTTACCACTAAGAACTATTAGTGATTTTAAAAGTAAATTAAAAGGTGGTGGTGCAAGACCCAATCTATTCGAAGTGGAACTAACCTTCCCTTCAGGTGTTGGTGTTCAAGATGAAAATGAAGTTCTTGACAATGCTAGATTTTTAGTAAAAGCAGCAGCACTACCTTCATCAACAGTAGCACCAATTGATATTCCCTTTAGAGGAAGAATCCTGAAAATTGCAGGTGATAGAACATTCGAAACATGGACTATTACTGTAATGAATGATACTTCATTCAATATCAGATCTGCATTTGAGAAGTGGATGAACTATATTAATAAATTGGATAACGGAACTGGTGAAACAGATCCCGCACTTTATCAAGTGGATGCTAAGGTAAATCAATTAGATCGTACCGGAACAGTTCTTAGAAAATATGTTTTCAAGGATGTTTTCCCAACTAACATCTCCACAATTGATTTAAGTTATGAAACGACTGATACTATTCAGGAATTTACCGTAGAAATGCAAGTCCATTATTGGGAAGCATACAAAGGTAATGGACCATCAGCAGGTGGTGAAGATATCTCCTAAATAATAAAATAGTAGTCTAAGTTAGTTTATAATATGGCAAAACTTTTTGGTTTTTCTATTGATGATGCAGAAAAGAAATCCAAATCTGTAGTTTCCCCTGTCCCCGTGAATAACGAGGATGGGGTTGATAACTATATTAGTAGTGGATTTTATGGTTCATATGTAGATATTGAAGGTCAATATAGAACAGAATTTGATCTAATAAAAAGATACAGAGAGATGTCACTCCATCCAGAAGCGGATGGTGCTATCGAAGATGTTGTAAATGAAGCAATTGTGAGTGATCTTTATGATTCTCCAATTGAAATTGAATTATCTAATTTAAATGCTACAGATAATTTAAAGAAAGCAATTAGGCAAGAGTTTAAATATATTAAAGAAATTTTAGATTTTGATAAGAAATCGCACGAAATTTTTAGAAATTGGTATGTTGATGGAAGACTTTATTATCACAAGGTAATTGATCTTAAGAAACCTCAGGAAGGAATTAAAGAACTGAGGTATATTGACCCAATGAAGATGCGGTTTGTCCGTCAAGAAAAGAAAAAAGATAATAATATTATTGGTCCAAGTGTTCCAGGTCGTGACGAGCAAAAAAATGTTATTGCTCCAGAAATCGAAGAGTACTTTGTATATACACCAAAACCAAACTATCCAACAGGAAATTTAACTGGTGGTGGTGGAAATAAAGGAACTAAAATTGCAAAAGATGCAATTACATATTGCACTTCAGGTCTTGTAGATAGAAATAAAGGTTCTGTTCTTTCTTATCTTCATAAGGCAATCAAGGCACTTAATCAACTGAGAATGATTGAGGATTCTCTTGTCATTTATAGATTATCAAGAGCACCAGAACGTCGTATTTTTTATATTGATGTTGGCAATCTTCCTAAAGTAAAGGCAGAACAATATCTTCGTGATGTTATGAATCGTTATCGTAACAAACAAGTTTATGATGCGAACACCGGAGAAATTCGTGATGATCGTAAATTTATGAGTATGATGGAAGACTTCTGGCTTCCTCGTAGAGAAGGTGGTAGAGGAACTGAAATCACAACTCTTCCAGGTGGTCAAAACTTAGGAGAACTTGCTGATATTGAGTATTTCCAAAAGAAACTTTATAGAGCACTTGGAGTTCCAGAATCAAGAATTGCTGCCGATGGTGGATTTAATCTTGGTCGTTCTTCTGAAATTTTAAGAGACGAACTTAAATTTGCTAAGTTTGTTGGTCGTCTGAGAAAGAGATTTGCTCAGATGTTCAATGATATGTTGAAGACTCAACTCATTCTTAAGAACATTGTTTCTGTAGAAGACTGGGATAGAATTGGTGATCATATTCAATATGATTTCTTGTATGATAATCAGTTTGCAGAACTAAAAGAAACAGAAATGTTGAATGAGAGACTTGGTGTTCTCGCAACTATTGAACCATATATTGGCAAATATTATTCACAGAAGTGGGTTCGTAGTAAAGTTCTTCGTCAGACTGATGGAGAGATGGTTGAAATGGATGAGCAAATTGAACAGGAAATCAAAGATGGAATTATTCCTGATCCCAGTGCGATAGATCCTATAACTGGAGAACCATTACCACAAGGAGGTGAACAGGGAATGATGGGCGATGTTCCAATGGAACCAGAAATAGATGGTTCACCTACAGAAGTTGATGGTAAATCTGCTGAGATATAAATATAAAATATAGATATATTAAATTTCATGGAAGAAATTGTAAATTTGATCGGTTCTGATTCATCGGCATCTGATATTAGTGACAGAATCAAAGATGTTTTGTATGCAAAAGCAGCAGGACATATTGATAATGCTCGACCAGTAGTTGGTGCGTCCATGTTTGATGATCAGCAAGATAATTACGAAGGGGAAGAGTAATGGCATTAGCATCAACAGAGTTGACACCAAATACATATTTCCTTATCGGAAATAATGTAACTACCATAACTTTTCAGTGTCAGAGTAGCACTCCTGTTGTTATCGGAATAACAACCACCTCTGGCATAACAACAACAACACCTGGACTTGTTTATGATAGATTTGAAGGTGAGATGAAGAAGACTGTAACAGATTTATCACATGATGCTGGTGCTGCATACGTTTATGCAAAAGCACTTACAGGCACTTCTAAGATTATCTATGAAGGTGCCTGATTATGTCAGGTAAGAATCCTTTTTTAAGTTTTGGATTTGTTAGTCCATTCATGACATTCATAAGGGCATCTATTAGTAAAAACCTGTTCTTGGGTACTAGCCTTGACTTGAACTTTACTGAGAACCTTAGTTTAATCGATGATATCAGTGGCACCAACCTAATCACCTTCAGCCGTGCCAGTAGTGGGACGTATGTTGACAGTGATGGGTTGATTAAGACCACGCCGGTTAACTTACTGACTTACAGTGACTATTCTCAGAACGTATCCAACCCCGCCTTCGCTGCACAGCTGGAGGGAGTTGTTGCCGCCCCCGATGGTACCATTAATGCCCGAAGATACAGCGTACCGTCAGCTGGGTTAGATACCATCAACAAAGTCTACAATGCAGGCACTGCTGGCAAGGACTATACATTCAGTGTCTGGGTTAGGTCTACGGGGACGGCTAGTGGAGTACGGCTAACTGTGGGAGATCTTGCTGTCAACGCGATTGTTCAAATCTCAACACAATGGCAACGATTCGAGATCACGAAGATCAACAACGCATCCAATCTCGTTAGAAGCTATGTCCAACTATTGAATGTTGGAGATGAGGTTGAAGTCTT